ATCGCGATGGAAGACGGCCTGCGCTTCGCCATCCGCGAAGGCGGCCGCACCGTCGGCTCCGGCGTCGTCTCGAAGATCGTCGAGTAATCGCGCCGCGCCTGACCGCGCTCTGGAGATCGAGAAGGCCGCCCCTTGGGGCGGCCTTTTTCGTTGCGGTGATTCCGTATCCCGCCGCATGCCATGAAAGGGCTTCGCCGCGTTGAAAAAAACGTCTCGATGGCGATGCAGCCGCAGCATCGGGATTGCGGCTTTCAATCAATGCGATAGCCTCGGAATGCCGCACATGCATTGGCGCTGTATACCGTTGTATCCAGTCAAGTATATGATTTTACTTGATAAATTTTGATTTCCGCCTTTCTTTCGAGAGGTGCAGCGCAGTACCGCGCTGACCGCCGGAATGGGAGGCTGCCAATGACTGCGATCCTCAAGGGCATGCGTGTGATCGAAGGATCCGCGTTCGTGGCCGTGCCGCTCGCGGGCATGACCCTCGCGCAGATGGGGGCGGAGGTGATCCGCTTCGACCGGCTGGAGGGCGGTCTCGACGCGTCGCGCTGGCCGGTCGCACCCACGGGTCGCAGCCATTTCTGGGCCGGTCTGAACAAGGGCAAGAAGTCGGTCGCCATCGACATGCGCACCCCAGAGGGCCGGGAGCTCATTACGCGACTTATCACCGCGCCCGGCGAGGATGCGGGGCTCTTCATCACCAATCTTGCCGTGAAGGGGTGGCTCGACCACGAAACGCTGTCCCGCGCGCGGCCGGATCTCGTCTCGGTCACGCTGACAGGCGATCGGCATGGGCGCCCGCAGGTCGACTACACCGTGAACCCCGCGATCGGTATCCCGGACATGACGGGGCCCGAGGGTCTCTCGGCGCCGGTGTCTCACGCGCTTCCCGCCTGGGACATCGCGGCGGGCGGTCATGTCGTGCAGGCGCTTCTGGCGGCAGAGCGACACCGCCTCAGAACCGGCGAAGGGCAGGGCGCGACCTTGTCCCTGAAGGATATCGCCGCGGCGACGATCGGCCATCTCGGCATGATCGGAGAGGCGGCGACCCAGGGCCCTCGCGCCAAATGCGGCAACGCGCTTTACGGCGCATACGGTCAGGACTTCCGATGTGCCGATGGCCGGCGGGTGATGGTGATCGGGTTGACGGAGCGGCAGTGGAAGGGGCTCGTGCGCGTTACGGGCACCGAAGCGCAGATGGAGCGGCTCGCGGCCCGTGCCGGCAAGCCTCTCTCCGATGAAGGCGTGCGCTTCGCGCTGCGTCAGCAGATCACCGCGATCCTGTCGCCGTGGTTCTCCGCGCGGAGTAGCGATGCCGTGGCGCGCGAGTTGGATGCGGCCGGCGTGACTTGGGGGCCGTTTCGCAACATCGCAGAGGCGCTGCGGGACGATCCCGATCTTGGGCCGGACAACCCGGTTTTCTCGATGCTCGATCAGCCGGGGCTTGGTCGCTATCCTGTGCCGGGACACGTCACGACTTATACCGGCTTTGCCCGCGAAGAACCAGTCATTGCGCCCGAGCTTGGCGCGCATACCGAAGGTGTTTTGGCCGAGGTCGGTGGCCTCGACGATACCGAGATCCAGCAGCTTTTCGACCGGGGAATCGTGGGAGATTCAACGCGTCAGGCGCGCGCGACCGCCGCTTGACGCGAAAAAGGCCGCCCCGGGTGGGGCGGCCTTTCGGCGCTAAGGCAGCGCGCGTTTACTGGTACTTGCCGACCAGGCTCTCGACGTGGGAGCGCTTCTCGGAGATGCTCCCGCCGCCGTGGATGACGTTCAGGACCGAGGCCGCTTCGGCGTTGGTCAGACCGGACGCGTCGACATTGGCGAAGTTTTCGATCTGCGTGATTTGCGCGTCGGTCGCGGCGAATGCTGCCGAGCCGGTTGCGGCTGCGAGGACGAGGGCGGTGAGAGTAGCTGCAGTTTTCATGATCTTTCTCCTTTGGTCCATTTGCCCGGTGGGGCTTTAGATATGCCCGGTGGGGCGTTTGAGTGTCGGGCGTTGCTGCCCGGTGAGTGAGAAGTAAGGAGGCCCGAGAATTCCTGCCAATCACGGAAATCGTCACGACCGATCACGCCGTTTTGCCCTTGACAGAAGGTGTGTCAGCTCGCCGCGGTGCGGCATATAAAGATAATTAATATCAGATGCTTATGTAGTTTCACTGCTCACGCGTACGCGTCTGGAAGCAGCCAATTGCAACAAAAGGCTGTTCGCCGGAAAGTGTCACAGATTCTGTGCGTTGATGCACCGTAACATACCTCACGCGCCTGAAGCTGCGCGCTCACGCAGGGCGGAGCAATGCCTTGAAGGGTGCAACATTTCAGGGATGGTTAAGAGATCCGCGTGAGGCCTGCCGTGATCGCAATCCACTCTTGAAACCCGGCGAGGCACGGGGTATCCGCTGCGCTGGATAGGGGTATAGCTCAGTTGGTAGAGCGACGGTCTCCAAATCGGACACCAATTCCCTTGAAATCAGCGCCTTAGCCGAAAATTGTTATCAGGACATTCGCCGAACGCATGGTGAACCTGTTAACGGGCGTTTTGACCCCGCACATGGGCAGAAAATGAAAAACGCCGCTGCGGCTGGTCCCCGCAACGGCGCTCATAAGGCTGAGAAAAAGCATCTCTCAAGTTCGAAAGATACGCGAAAACGCCAGCGCTCGGCAATGGCTGAATACGGCCATCCGGACTACAAGGGCGCAGCCAAGATGCTCGGTTTCGCTCTGGCGCGTCAGAACTTTGAAGGCTGGCGCGATTTTTCGGATTTTTCAGCGCTCGCGTTGTCCGATGATGAGCGAACAAGCATCTCCTGGGCGGCGCTGAGATCGCTCGATACTTCCCACGCGGAAGCTGTTGCAAAAGCAATACTTGGCGATGCGGGCTCTCCGCTTCCGGCTTTCCTGTCTCCGATGGAAGATGCGCGCTGGTGGGCATCCTTTGCCAGCCGAGCGGAGCGAAAGGCATACGCACTCGCGTCTTTCGAAGCCCTGCACCTGAGCGACCAGCAAGCATTCATCCAGCACATTTCTGAAATCGAGGTGGCGGTATGACTGACGCCGAACTCGATGAGATCATGGTTTTCCATTGGCCGCGCGTTTTGCGCCAGGTGATGGCTGACAACTCGGATGAATGGCTGAAAGGCTTCGTCCGCTCCATCGCCAGGCACGGCAAGCGGCCGACATGGCGTCCGACCTCCAAGCAACAGCAGATCATGCGCCGCCTCGTCTCTGAATTGAGCGCGGTATCGCATGGCAATGAAGAGGTGATCGAAGGAGGCGACGGCGCAGCCTGACCGCGCTGGACGGCGCGCGGACGGTTCAGACGGTGGCGCGCGCCGCCGATGGCATACCACGGGGTGGGGACACATGCCGAGCGCAGCCCGAAAGGTCGAAGCGCGTCCCCCGGTGCTTATCCAAGCGCCGCAAGTAGCGACTGAGCCCCCGGCGTGGATCGTCGGGACCGGGGGCGCCTGAAAGCGATGGGTCGGCTCCGTTGAGCAGATCTTCACGCGGAAGGCAGGGACCAGCTCAGCCAAATCGGCTGGGGCTGGTCGCCCTATGCCTTTCGCTCCGGGTCTCACCATTGAGCAGGGACCAGATAGAGGAGACCGAAGAGTTGAGAGGCAAAGACAAGAACGAAAACCACGTCGCGGACGTGATTGATGAGCTGGCTGCGCGCGTTCGCCGTTTGCGCCCCGATCATCGCAATCCTCATCGCTTCCACGAAGAGAAGTCAGAGATCGAGCACGATCTTCGTCAGCTTCAACGGGTCCTTACCGATCCAAACCCATGCGGGTACGCGGCAGCCCGACAGTTTTCCAGTTTAGAACGATTTTAAAAACTAAATTCAGGTAGTCGCGATGCACAGCCTTGATCTTGAAATGCCGGAGCAGACGCCGAAAGAGCTGACGAAATCAGCCTTTGCGAAGCGGCACGGGCTGACCAATGGGCGGATTTCACAGATGATCAGCCAGGGCATGCCCACGCTGCCGAACGGCCGGGTAGACGTGGAAGCGGCTGACGCGTGGATCTCGGCGCACGTCAATCGCCGCAGCTCATCAGCGAAGCAGGAAGCTGCCACGATCGCGAAGGTGAAGCAGGAGCGCGAAGAGGCGCAGCGTGACCTTCTTCGCCTCCAACTCGCTGAAAAAGAGCGCCGCCTTATTGATCGAAAGGGCGTCGAACTTGCCCTCTTCGAGCGCGCCAGGGCGGAGCGTGACGCACACCTCGCATGGATTGCTCGCCTTGCGCCGAAGCTCGCGTCCGAACTGGACATCGATCTTTCTAAGCTCTTCGCCGTTCTGGACAGGGAGATGCGGCTTCACCTTGAGGAACTGGCTGACACCCCGCTCGGAGATCTCGCACATGACACCTGACGCCCGCGCTGTCGCAGATGAGGCTTGGCGTTCCGGCCTCCGTCCCGAGCCGCCCCTCCTGGTCTCCGAATGGGCCGATCGCTTCCGTCTACTTCCTCAGACCTCGGCAGAGCCAGGGCGCTGGCGGACGGATCGCTCCCCATACCTCCGCGAGATCATGGATTGTCTGAGTATCGGCTCACCTGTCGAGCGCGTCGTCATCATGAAGGGCGCGCAGACCGGCGGAACCGAGGCCGGGCTCAACTTCCTGGGCTACATAATTTGCAATGCGCCGGGTCTGGCGATGCTGGTCATGCCGAGCGTTGATATGATCCGCCGGAACACGCGGACCCGGATCGATCCCTACTTCGAGCTGGTCCCCGAGATCTCTCGGCGTGTTGTGCCGGCCAAATCTCGCGAGCCCGGCAACACCGCAACGCACAAGAAATTCGTCGGAGGCGAGCTGGTCATGACCGGCGCAAACGCCGCCGCAAGCCTTCGCTCGACGCCAGCGCGGTATCTGGTCCTCGATGAGATCGATGCCTTTCCGCTGGACGTTGAAGGCGAAGGCGATCCTATAGCTCTCGCAATTCAGCGGACAGTTACCTATCGCGGCAAGCGCAAGATCCTGATGATCTCGACGCCCACGATCCGGAATTTCAGCCGGATTGAAGCAGCGTACCTCGAGTCGGATCAGCGTCGCTTCTTCACGCCCTGCCTGCATTGCGGTGATCCTTTCGTCATCACCTGGTCAACGATCCACTGGCCGAGAAGCGAGCCTGAAAAGGCGCATTGCGTCTGCCCGAGTTGCGGCGGGGTTCACGAGGAGCGTGACAAGCCCGAGATGCTTCGCCAGGGCGCTTGGCAGGCGACGGCAAAGGGCAACCGCAACACCGCAGGCTATCACCTCTCTGCGCTCGTCTCTCCGTTTGAGACCTGGGCGGATATCGCCGAAGAACACGGTCGAGTTCACGCCGACCCCGCGCGCCTGAAATCGTGGATCAACACGAAGCTCGGTGAGACCTGGGAAGAAGAAGCGGCGCAGACGGTCGATTCTGCCGCGCTCCTGCGCCGCACGGAACATTGGGGCGAGGAGCTGCCGCCAGGCGCGTCCGTCATCACGGCCGGGATCGACACGCAAGATACATGGCTCGCCGTCGAGTTGGTCGCATGGGGACGCGGTGAGGAAAGCTGGTCACTCGACTGGATACGGCTTCCCGGCGACCCGACTGCCGCAAAGCTCTGGGATGATCTCGATGCCATCCTTGGGCGCACATTTGCACATCCAACTGCCGGGGCGCTTCCGATAGCCGCCGCCTGCATCGATAGCGGCGGACATCATACCTCGCGTGTGGAAGAGTTCGCCGCCGCGCGGCACTCGCGCCGCGTCTATGCTATCAAGGGTAGCTCGACGCCCGGAAAGTCCGCATGGCCGCACCGACCGAGCTACAGCCGCAAGGGCAAGCGTCCGCTATACGTCATCGGTGTGGACGCACTGAAAGAGATTGTCTTTGCGCGCCTGGCGAAAGGTGAGGCTGGGCCAGGCTTCTGTCATGTGCCGCAGGGCCGTGAGCCCGCATGGTTCTCTGAGATGACGGCCGAGAAGCCCTACACCAAGTATTCGAAGGGGCGGGCCATCCGCGAATGGCGCAAGAAGCCCACCGAGCGAAACGAAGCCTTCGACTGCCGTGTCTACGCCGCCGCCGCGCTCGAGTCGCTGAAGTATTCCGGGTTTGATCTCGATGCCGAGGCCGCTCGCATCGAGGCTTTGGCGATCGCGCAGCCAACACCGAGCCGCAAGCCCGGTCAGGTCATCAAGTCACGGTTCATGAGCGGAAAATAGACGTGGGCGGTACTTAAGTGGCCGCCGCCCGTAGATCTATGTGATATTGCTGCTTCTCATGACGTGAGAGCAATTGCCCTCGTTATCTGCTACACCCCATCTATCGAGATCAACGGAGTTGTTTTCAAAAATATGACCAACAGCTTCAAATATCCGCTTGCGATGTTCATCCTCGGTTAGTTGGGCTTCGGAGTAAATTGTATTTATTGTCAGCTCCTTATCGGCTTCCCATGTGATGGATTTCACGCCATCGATACCAGAGATTAAGCTTTCTATACGAGCATGTTCCTGAGTAAGTTCCATTGTAATTGTCCTCCTTTGTCGCGCTTTAAGCCCAATGCACTGCTACAAAAACTTTATATCATCCTGATCATCAGCAGTGCTAAAATTGCCGGAAAGGCTACGCAACTCCTTTTGTAGCAACTGGTTCAAATCTGATAGCTCTTCGAGTATCTCGGCTCTTCTTTTTTTGCTTTTTTCTCGTTTAAAGGTGTCGAGTTTTTCCGCAATCGCAGATGCAATTTCGTCGATCTCTGTGTTTCCAGGGTAGGCATGCTCAAGAGTATACACAATTTCGGCGTTCATCGACCGGCCGTTCGCCTCAGCCGCCGCACGTATGCGATCACGCATGCCATCAGGCAGGCGCAGCATGAACTTATCTACAAGCGTGCGATGTTCGCTCTCGGCCATGCTGGCAAATGGACACCATTTTCTTCTTGACACAATGGCGTCCATTGGACTTCATAGTGTCACTTGGACATACCAAGAGGTCATCATGGCGACGAGAAAGCCCTTTCAGCTGCGCATACCAGAAGACTTGAAGGCTTGGATCGAGGACCAGGCCAACAAGAATGGATCCAGCATGAACAGCGAAATCGTTCGAGCTCTTCGGGAGCGCGCGGAACGTATCGAACCAGCATGATTGCCTAAAAAGCGGACCGGTGGGTGCTCCAACACCCGACCGGCCCTGAACCAACCAACGATCTGTATAGGAGATCGCCGATGGCTTATCGCCACGATACCACCCGCCGTGCCTTTCTGAAAGTCGTGCCTGCTGCAACAGCGGGGATATATGCCGCGCCCGCCGCTGCTCTCGCGGCTCAAGAGCCTGTGTCTAACACGCCTGAGCTGCCGTTTTGGTGGGATAAGCTGACCGGTCCGACCGCTGAGTCAGACGAAGAAGTATTCATGCCGTGGCAGGACACCGAAGCAAACCGCGCACTGGCCGTTCAGATGGAAGAGCTCCGCGACCTTCTGCTGACTATCGGCGAAACCGCTGGCGTGGACACGATCCAGATGCTCGAGCTGCGCTGGGCCAACGGCATCCCGAAGTACGTGAACATCGTTGGGCGTTCCGGGGTGTGGGGTGAAGGCCTGCACCACTATCGCCCTGAGTTCGGATGGATCGATCGGTCGGCATCAGCGTCTTTCCGCACCAAGCGCACTCGGATCGTGTCCCTTTACCATGAAATTAAAGCGATCGACGAAGAGGCGCGTGGTTACGAGACAGGTCTCAGTGGGCAGGCCGATGACGATATGATCGACTACCTTTTTTATAACCGACGTGATGCGCTCGCCGACGAGATGATGGCCCTGCCTTGCACCTGCGCCGCCGATTTTGCGGCGAAGGCGATCATCGACACCGTTGATGGCGCTGTCTTTAGCGACTGGGAGTCCGGAGGGCTTTGGGTCGAGGCGCGAGAGCTGGTCGGGTAGTTATCGAGTTTTGCGCAATAAGGTGAGCCACACTGAACGTATTGACTTGATACGTTCAGTGTGGTCAGTTGCTGGAAACTCAGATGGAGCCTCGGCAATGGACTTGATCATGGACGGCGAATATTCGACGCGAGAAGCTGCAGCCGCGCTTCAACACGGGAATTTCGGCGTATTTCAGCGGAACTACAACGCGAGCAAGATGAACTTGCTACCGCGTTTCAAGGAAACGAAACGCGGCCACGTGGAATATTCGCTTATTGCAGAGCGCGCACTCCACCTTGCAGTAGCGGCTACGCACTCTCGCGAAATCGCGCGCGCCACAACCTGGGGCATCCTCGACGAATTGGTGAGCAGCGCTGTTCCAAGTGGCACCGAGATCAAAGGTGACCTCGCATCCGGCTACGAGCGCTTGGCAGAGCTTGAGCCGAGCGAGGGCCACCAGCCTCTCGATCTCCGCATCGCTTGCACCTCACCGCAGATGGTTTTCTCGGAATCCATCATTTCGCGTGATCCCGATCAGCGCACTTGGGCTGTGTATCACCTTCGTGGGGATGGGGCTCGCGCATTGGTCACGCTCATGCAAGACGATGCGAAGCACAAGAATACGCTGCAGGATGCGCGAGCCGCTTCCTTTGAGATGGCTACCCAGTTTGCATCGAGTGAGCGGGTCCGCGACCTTCTCGGCGAGGCAGCAAGCTATCCCCAAATTCTCGACCTTACCGGCGTATTTCTCAGCTTCGAGGCCAATCTTCGCTTTCAACATGAACTTCGTTCCGCCGGTCGGATGGACTGAGCAGGACAGAACGGATGGCCTTTCCTTTCGCCAACCTCTTCCGCCGCCAGGGCAAGCCGGATCAGACCCGCGCACTTGAAGCCGCATCTGGTGGCTACCGCTGGGCGGGGCGAACGGCGAGCCAGAGCCCAGCCAGCAGCATCCGCGCTGGAGCGCACCTGGTCGGAGCCCGAGCGGCGGATTTCGCTCTGAACAACCCGCACGGTGCCCGCATGAAGCAAGTGCTCGCCGACAATATGGTCGGGACGGGCATCAAGCCGAAAGCTCGGGCGGAATCGGAAGGGCTCCGGCAGCGTCTGCATCGCGCTTTCGACATCTGGACGGATCGCGCCGACAGCTCCGGCCTCGGCGATCTCTTTGCCCTTCAGCACCGCTTGGTCACCGACATGGTCATTTTTGGTGAGGCGTTGGCTGTCTTCGAGGCGCACCCAGACGGCGCACCCTCTCTGAAGCAATTGCATCCTGACCAGCTCGACCGGTCCAAGACTGTCACGCTCTCGGAGAGCCGGTTTGTGGTTCAAGGAGTGGAATTCGATAAGAACTCGGCGGCCCCGGTCGCCTACTGGCTTCGCCCGAGCGCACCGGGTGAAGCGGCACCGGCGGGGTCACTGCGGTCTGTCTCCTTGGCCCGGCTCCCCGCCGGTGACGTGATCCACATGTTTCGCCCGCTGGTCCCCGGACAGGTTCGCGGTCTGAGTTGGTTCGCACCGATCCTGCTGGCCGGTCACGAGCTGGACCAGCTTCTCGATGCGCTGCTCGTGCGAGCCAAGGTCTCCGCGCTTCACACCGGATTTGTCTATGATCCGGCGGGCGAGGGTAGCACCTATCCCGGAACGGCAAACGGCGACACGCTCGACACCGGAATGGAACCGGGGACGCTCCTCGTGATGCCCAACGGGAAGCGGGTCGAGTTCCCGAACCTTCCTGATAGTGGAGACGCGCAGGGGCTCGCGACGACGCAGCTCCGCGCGATGGCGGCAGGCATCGGCTGCACCTACGAACAGGTGACCGGCGATTTCAGTCAGGTGAACTACAGCAGCGCCCGCGCCGCGTTCCTGGAATTCCGCCGCTTCTGCGAAGCCGTCCAGCATCACGTCATCGTTCACCAGCTTTGTCGCCCGGTCTGGGCGCGGTTCATGCGCTGGCAGGTCTTGCGCGGCACCGTGACGGCGCAAGCCTTCATGGACCCGGCGAACGGTTTGCAGTCCGCGAAATGGCTCCCGCCGAGCTGGCCGTGGGTCGATCCGCTGAAGGACGCCCGCGCCGCGATTATGGAGATTGATGCGAACCTGCGCTCCCGCTCCGAGGTAATCGCCGAGCGTGGGTATGACGCCGAGGAGATCGATGCCGAGATCTCAGCCGACCGCCGAAGGGCGCAACGCCTGGGCATCGAAGCAGAGGAGACCGGCAATGCCGCTTGATCTTCAAACCCGCGCGATGGACGTGCGCCCCAAGACACTGGACCGAGGCAAGCGCACCGTCGAAGCGGTGCTTTCCACCGGTGCAGACGTGCAGCGCTTCGACCTCGACGGCCCTTTCATCGAGCGACTGAGCGTCAGCTCGGACGCAATCGATCTCGGAAGATCCGAAGGTGCTCCGATCCTTGATACGCACCGACGCGACGGCATCGGGAGCATTCTCGGCCGACTGGTCTCCGCCCGCATTGAGGGCGGCAAATTGATCGGCAGAATTCAGATTTCGTCTCGGCATGACGCGATCCTCGACGACATCGAGGAGGGTATCATCCGGGGCGTTTCCATCGGCTACTCGGTCCAGGACCACCGTGACGAGGTTGACCGGTCATCCGGCCAACGTGTGCGCGTCGCCACGAAGTGGACCCTGGTCGAAGCTTCCCTTTGCGCGGTGCCTGCCGACGCCGCGTCTCATATCAGGAGCAGTGACATGCCCGAGACCAACCCGGGGAGCGCACCCCCGACCACGCCGCCGCAATCGGCACCCAACACGCCGCCCCAGCAACAGGTGCAGACCCGCGCCGAGATCAACGGGGAAATTCGAAGCCTCGCGCAAGCCTTCGAGCTGCCGCAATCCTTCACGGATGGCCTGATCGACCGCGAAGCCAGTGTCGAGGAGGCGCGCTCCGCCGCACTCGATGAGCTTCAGCGTAATCAATCTTCACCGGTCCAGACCCGCGTGACCAATGTTCGCCAGGTCGAAGATCCGCGCGAGCGGGTTCGCCACATGGGAGAGGCGATGTTCGCCAGGGTGAACCCCGGCCACCAACTCAGCGAACGGGCGCGCGAGTTCTACGGAATGACCACGCTCGACCTCGCACGAGACTGCCTGACCCGATCCGGCGAAGTGGTCACCGGTATGTCCTCCTCCGCCCTGATTACACGGGCGCTTCAGTCGACGTCGGATTATCCGGCGATCTTCGCAGACACGGTGAACCGGACGCTAATGGCTTCTTACCAGGCAGCGCCTGCAACGCTCAAGGCGGTTGCCCGCAAGGCTACGGCCCGCGACTTCCGCCGCAAGACGAAGATCCAGCTTGGCGAAGCGCCGACGCTTGAGAAGGTGAATGAACACGGCGAGTTCAAGTCCGGCTCGATGGCCGAGGCGAAAGAGAGCTACGCCATCGACACTTTCGGGCGGATCATCGGCTTCACCCGGCAGGCAATCATCAACGACGATATCGGTGCGCTCTCGGATCCTGCCGCAAAGCTCGGAATGGCCGCGAGTGAGTTCGAGGCGCAGTTCCTGGTCGATCTTCTCGAAAGCGGCTCCGGCAACGGCCCCGACATGGACGATGGCAACGCGCTTTTCCATGCGGATCACGGCAACCTCGCCGCATCCGGAGCCGCGCTCTCCGAAGAGACACTTTCAGCCGCGCGCCTCGCCATGCGGAAGCAGACCGGGCTGTCGGGAAAGCGGATCAACGTGAGCCCGAAATACCTGGTTGTCCCGCCGGAGCTCGAAACCACCGCTGAAAAGCTGCTCGCCGCAATTCAGCCGACAAACAGCGACGAGGTGAACCCGTTCGCTTCTAAGCTCTCCCTACTGGTCGAGTCGCGCCTCACAAGCGCAACCCGCTGGTACGTGACCGCTGACCCCGCCACCGTCGAAGGGCTCGAATACAGCTATCTCCAGGGCGAGGAGGGGCCGCAAATCGATACGCGCGCGGGCTTCGAGATCGACGGCATGGAGTTCAAGGTTCGCTTGGACTACGGCGCGGCGTTCCTCGACTGGCGCGGCTGGTATCAGAACGCAGGGGCGTAACTGATGGCGGACCTTGCAGTGCTGAAAGCCCGGCTCGCCAAGCTCGAAGAGCTTCGCGAGGACGGTGTGGATACCGCGAAATTTGGTGATGACGAGGTTCGCTACAAAAGCGACGCGCAACTCGTCGCGGCCATGGCTGACCTGAAAGGCCGCATCGCGGCACTTGAGGGCCGACAAATCCGCAAGGTCCGCGTCACTTCTTCGAAAGGATTGAGCTGATGAAGAACTACATCCAAGCGGGCAATGTGCTCACCTTCACCGCAGCAGCGGAGATCAAAGCCGGGCAAGGTGTTATGCAGGGCGCGCTCTTCGGCGTTGCCTCGACCGACGCCGCGACCGGCGACGATTTCGAAGCCGCGGTAACCGGCGTGTTCGAATTGCCGAAAGCATCCGGAGCGCTGACCAAAGGCCAGAAAGCCTATTGGTCCACGGCGAACGGCAACGTGACGGGGACGGCCTCGGGCAATAACCTGATCGGCGCGGTTTCCGAGCCAGCGGCAGACGCTGCCAGTGCGGTCCGCGTTCGCCTGAACGGCTCGGTGTAACGGGCAAGCGCGATGACACGTCCCGCCCCAATCATGGCCAAGGAAGATACAGCGGCACGGCTTCTCGATATGAAGCCGACCGAATTCCGAGGTTTGGTTGAGGGCGGGCACCTTCCGGCGGGGCGCGAGATCGCAGGAATTCGCCGCTGGGACGTGGAAGAGCTGCGGAAGATTTTCCGGGGTGAGATGGCAGATGGAGGCTTCGAATGGTGAAGGGTGCTGAAGGAAAGCGGTATCTCCACGAGCCGAAGCCAGGATTCATCTACGTTCGCAAGGGCGGGAAGTATCTCGGTCGCATCAAGGCTGCTCCGGGGACACCTGATTTCGACCGCGAATACTGGGAAATTCTGACCGGGAAGACGCATGCGGCAAAAACCTCATGGTCGGCTCTGATTGCCTCTTACCGCGCATCGGATCGGTGGTTGAACCTCAAGCCCTCGACGCGCAGCACCTACGAGCGGGTTCTCGTCTACATCCTCGAGAAGAATGGCCGAAAGGACATGACGAGATTGCATCGGAAGGATGTGATTGCCGCGCAAAATGCCAATCGCCACAAGCCGAAGTTCGCGAATGATATTCCCGCGATCATGTCAGTTCTTTGCGAACACGCTATCGATATCGGCTGGATCTCGGCGAACCCAGCGAAGGGCGTTCGAAAGATGCCGATCCCGAAAGAGCGGCAGCGTCCACACGTACCGTGGACCGACGAAGCCGTCGCGACGTTCCGAGCTGAGGCGAACCATAGAGCACGACTGATTTTCGAGATCGGCATAGGCAGCGTTCAGCGCCCAGCCGACTGGGTGAAATTCAACTGGGGCGACTATGACGGTCGAAACCTCAGCCTCAGCCAGAGCAAAACCAGCAAGTCGCTGGTTCTCCCTTGCGACGATAACCTGAAAGCCGCGCTGGCTTCCGAAATTGAGCGCCTGGGAGTCACGCCGCATCCGTCACGGCCAATCCTTATCGGCGAGCACGGGCACCGCCTCACCAAAAGCGGGATGGGGCAAATTATGCGCCGCGAGAGGCGACGGCTCGGTCTCATGGTCCACGATCAACACGCGCTGCGCTATCGGGGAGTGATGGAGCTGGCATGGGCTGGCTGCGACGACGACGAAATCATGTCCTACAGCGGGCACGATACGAAAGAGATGGTCATCAAATACGCCGGTCTGGCGCGTCAGATAATGCGCGCGACCACGGCCGCTGAAAAACGGAGGCTTTGGGCATCGACATGA